GACGCGCTTGTGCAGCGGTGGACGCTCGCGGTCCCGGATGCGCTCGTCGTCGACTGCCAACCACCCCGCGACTTCGACTCCGCTGATCTGATCCTCGTTGGTTTCACGGGCACGCCTGGGGCGGCGTCAGTGACGAACACGATCAGCATCGAGCAGATGGCCGTCACACCGGATCGGGAACAGTACGACATCACCTGCATGGTGTCGGCGTGGAAGGGCGTCGAGGACGACGTCAAAGCGGTCCGGGACCGGGCGTACGAGATGGTCGATCTGATCGCCGCTGCTCTTGCCGACGACCAGACCCTCGGCGGCCTGGTGATGTTGATGCATTTGACGACGTCGACGCTTGCGCAGTACTTCACCGACGACGGCGTCTCCGCTGATGTGCAGGTCGTCGTGTCCGTGGATGCGTTCACGCGGCGGTCCTGATGGCCGATGAGATTGAGCGCCTTATCCGCGATATGGGGCGTGTCCCCGATGACCTGCGCCGGAAGCTCCGGCCGAAGCTCCGGGCCGCGGGACGTCTCGTCGCTGACGATGCGAAGATCCGCTCGTCCTGGTCGACGCGGATCCCCCGGGCGATCAGTGTGCGGACGTCGTTCACGAAGAACCGGCCGGGTGTGTCCGTGGTCGTCGACAAGAACAAAGCACCGCACGCGCGCCCGTACGAGCACGGCGGCCGGCCCGGGAAGTTCAGGCATCCGGTGTTCGGCAACCGCGAGGTGTGGGTGTCGCAGGTCGCCCGCCCATTCCTCGCTCCCGCGTTCGATGCGAAGAACGACGAAGCCGGCCGGCTCATTACCGAGGCCGTTGACGAGACGACCCGCGACGCGGGTTTCCACTGATGAGGAGTGCCGTGTGGCTACAGCACTGACGAAGAACGCCGCTGGGTCCGCTGGGCTCGCGGTGACGTACACGACAGCGGACGGGACCGGTAACACCGCTCCGACTGGGGATGGCGTGTTCCTGCTGGTGAAGAACGGCGGCGGGTCGTCCATCAACGTTCTGCTCGCGTATCCGAACAAGTACGACGGTGACCAGACCGTGTCGGCCCGCTCGATCGCGGTCGCGGCGGGTGCGGAGATGGTGATTCCGCTGCGGGACATCTACCGGGATCCGGCGACGGGTGTCGCGTCGATCACGTACTCGTCGGCGACTTCGGTGACGGTTTGTGTGGTGGCGGTCCCGTGAGCATGTGGATGCGGCACCCGGACTTGCCGGACAACCCGCCGATTGAGATCGCTGAGAGTGCGGTCCCGCAGCACCGTGCGGGCGGCTGGGAGATTACCGACCCGCCCCCGCCACCCCCGAAACCGGAACTCAAGGACGAGGCCGACGGTAAGGAGCCGCGCGGCGAGAGCAAGACGCCGCGGCGTCCCAGCGCAAAGAAGGGCGAGTCATGACTGCCACGCCGATCGCCTCGACAACGAGGTACATCAACCCGAACACCACGAAGATCTACTTCTGCTCGTCGATCGCGAACAAGGCCGCACCGACGCGCAGCGAGCTGAACGCGGGCACCGACCTCAGTGGTGAGGTCAACGCCGTCAGCGGGTGGAAGACCACGTCGGATCAGGTGGAGACACCGGACATGGCGACACGGTTCACCGCGAAGATCCCTGGCCGGATCACCGCCGACGACTCTTCGATCACGTTCTACTGCGACAAGACGGGCGCGGACGCTCGGGCGCTGCTGCCCAGGGACACGAACGGGTTCATTGTCTTCCTCGACGGCGGTGACATCGCCTCGCAGAAGATGGACGTGTACCCGGTGCGGGTTTCCTCGCTGGGCAAGGAGCGCAGCACGGACGGTAAGGACGCTGCGACCGTCGAGATCCAGTTCTCCATCACCTCCCAGCCCGCCGAGGACGTGACGATCCCGTGACGCTGCTCTCCAAAGAAGCGATCTTCGCTGCTGACGACCACAAGTACGAGATCGTTCCCGTCCCCGAATGGGGCGGTGAGGTCCGGATGCGGTCCCTCACCGGCACCGAACGTGACGCATACGAGGACAGCCTCACCCAGCAGGTCGGGAACAAGCAGGTCGTCAACGCCCGGAACGCCCGCGCGAAACTTGTCGCCCTGTCCGCGATCAACGAAGACGGTACGCCGCTGTTCGACAAAGCCGACGTCATCAAGCTCGGGTCGAAGAACTCCGCCGCGTTGCAACGCCTGTTCGACGCCGCGTGCAAGCTGTCTGGGTTCTCTGAGGAGGACGTGAAGGAGCTGGAGGAGGGTTTCGGCGGCGCCCCGAACGGGGCTTCTACTTCCGCCTCGCCCTCGCCCTTGGCTGCACCGTCACCGAACTCCTGGCACGCACCGACTCCCGCGAGCTGACCGAATGGATGGTGTTCGAGCGGCTGTATGGGCCGCTCGGCGGCGTCCGTGACGACTACCTCGCCGCGATGACCTCAGCGACGGTCGCCGCAACGTTCTCCAAGTCCCCACCGCCATTGTCCGAGTTCATGCCCCAGTGGGAGCAGATGGCGAAGGAGGCGGCACATGGCGACGATTCGTAACCTAATCGTCCGAATCTCCGTGACGGAGAACACCAGCAAGGGAATCCGGAAGGTCACGACGTCGCTGCGGGAAACGAACCGTGAGCTGGACTCGGCCGACAAGGGCTCGAACCGGTTCTCGGGCACCCTGTCCAAGCTCGGCCGGACCTCCCTCACCGGCCTCACCAATGGGCTCGTTAAGGTCGCGGCGTTCACGAAAACCGCTGTGGTCGGCCTCACGGCCGTCGCGGCGGCCGCCGCGTCCCTGAACACCGCCACGCAGGCCGGGGTTGCTCTCGCACCACTCGCCGGCGGGCTACTGCTTCTCCCCGCTGCGGCCCTCTCTGCGGCGACCGCCCTGGCCACACTGAAGTTGGCGACGTCCGGCATGGGTGACGCCTTCAAGCAGGCCCTGACGAGTAAGCAGGACCCGAAGAAGTTCGCCGCGGCGTTGAAGGATTTGGCGCCAGCAGCCCGATCGGTGGCTGTTGAGCTGCACAACCTCCGGCCGGAGCTACTCAGCATTCGGAACACGGCACAGCAGAACCTGTTCAAGCCCCTCCAAGGGCAGCTGACGGCACTGTCGAAGGTGCTGCTCGGCCCGGTGAAGCAAGGCGTCGCCAACATCGCAATCCAGTTCGGGCTGGCCGGCCGGCAGGTCGCGGAGTTCGTGCGGCAGTCCGAGACGGTCGCGACGATCCAGAAGGCGTTCGCGGCGACGGCGGGTTCGCTGGGGATCCTGCGGACGGCCCTGGATCCGGTGCTGGCGGGGTTCCGGGACTTGGCGCAGGTGGGGCTGTCGTTCCTGCCGGGGATCGCATCATCGGTGGCGACGATCGCGACCCGGTTCGGGACGTGGCTTCAGCAGATCGTGGCCAGCGGCCAGGCGGCTGACTGGATCTCGAACGCGCTTGCGACGCTGCGGCAGCTTGGTGGGGTTCTGTCGAACGTTGGCGGGATTCTGAAGAGCGTCTTCAGCGCCGCCTCGGCGGCCGGCAGCGGGTTCCTCGGCGTCATAGGGCAGGCTCTGGCGAGCCTGAACCAGTTCCTCAAGACGGCCGCTGGCAAGTCCGCGCTCCAGGGCATTTTCCAGGGGCTGGCGGCGATCGGCCAGAGTCTGAGCCCCGTGATCGGCGCGCTCGTGCAGGGCCTCGGTCAGCTCGCCGGGCCGATCGGGCTCCTCGCGCAGCTGCTCGGCCCGATCCTGACGGAAGCGATCACCGCTCTGGCGCCGGCGCTCGCCGCGCTGGAGCCGGGGCTGATCGCGGTGTTCCAGGGGCTTGGGTCGGCGGTGACGTTCTTGGCGCCCGCGCTCGTTCCCTTGGCGAAGGCGCTGGCGTCGATCGGTATCGCGATCGCGCCGATTCTGCCGGTGGTGGGTCAGCTCGCGGCGCTGCTGGCGCAGCAGCTCGCCGCGTCGATCGTGCAGATCACGTCGATCCTGGGGCCGGTGATCGCTGCGCTGGCGGTGTCGCTGGCGCCGGTTCTGCCGCAACTCGCTACGGCGTTCGCGCAGGTCGCACGGGCGATGGCGCCGATCGCGACTCAACTCGGTCAGCAGCTCGCGCAGGCCCTGGCGCAGGCCCTGCCGCCGCTGCTCGCGATCATCCCGCAGCTGCTTAATGGCCTGCTGCCCGCGTTCACGCAGCTCCTCGTGCAGATGACTCCGCTGATGCCGCAGCTCATCCAGCTCGGCGTCATCCTGGCGAACAACCTGGCTACGAGCCTGCCGCCGCTGATCCCACCGCTGATCCAGCTCGTCCAGCTCATGGTCGAGTGGTCAGGGATTATGGTGCCGGTGCTGGGCTGGATCCTGTCGATCTCGGCCGCGCTGGCGGGCCCGCTGGGTTCCGGGGTGACCACGGCCGTGCAGGTGATCGCCTGGGGCATCAACTTGATCTTTGGGTGGTTCCAGTGGCTGTACGACGTCTTGTTGGGGCATTCGGTGATCCCCGACATCGTCAACGGCACGATCATCTGGTTCAGCAGCCTGCCGGGCCGCGTGATCGGGTTCTTCGCCTCGATGGCGAGCGGCGCCGTGTCTCAGGCGTCGAACATGCTCAAGTCCCTGTCTGGGATCCCCGGCTCGATCATCAACCTCTTCTCCGGCGCGGGGTCGTGGCTGTACAACGCGGGCCGGAACATCGTCGTGGGCTTGTGGAACGGCGTTGTGTCGCTGTGGAACTGGCTCGCGGCCGGGTTCCGCCGGCTGACCAACTTGATCCCCTCGTGGAAGGGCCCACCGGCGAAGGACAAACGGCTGC